AAGGCAATACCTTTAGTAGGGTGTGGTGGACTATCACCAAGATGATTTTAAAAACAATGAATAACAATTTAGAACCATCACCCCCTCCACTTCCTGTCAATAGCACCTCTGCAGCAGAGGTCCCCGTTGACGAAGGTGCGGCCGCAAGGCCCCGTGTTGTGTTGCCTGGAAGACCTATCAGGTTCTTCGCTGGAGCTGACGGTTTCGTACGCGATTCCTATGTCCCTTCAGTGCAAGAGCAGATAGCGGAAGCCATGGCGACCAACATCGGCGATGCTGACAGCAGCATCGGGAACTTACCGGATGTGGTTCAAGAGGAGACTGGGGAGCGCCAGTCACCTGTTGGTGAGACTCCAACAATTTCTCAGTCGGCTAATGTTAACGGCGGCATTAGCGGGCAAGCTCAGGCCCCGAGAGAACGCGTGGCGTTCTCTCCGGGTTTCCGACTTCGTCCCAGGGGAAGAGCGACTCACCTTATTGAGTCCCTCGCTGACGAGTTCTTTCTTGATCGTGGTAATTGTGGTGGTAAGACCTCCGATTCCACGGTTAGGGAGTACTTGGATATGATCCTTGGGCAGGAAGTAAAGGTGCAGGGTAGTCACCAAGTCGTTGTAAGGCACGGAGATGAAAAGCGCGCCCCGGTGGACGACATTTATTTGTTGGTCATCAAGGCGGACAGACATCTCTCTGTTTCTCTTAGGTTGTTGAACAAGCTGCTGTTAGCTTCCATGTTCAAGCCTAAAACTCTAGAGCTAATGGCCTCCCTGAAGGCCAAGGCTGTTCAGTACCTTGGGGAGTTAGAGGTCGGCCTGACATACCAGAATTTAGTTATTCCTGGGACCGTCGCTGTGGCCATGACCGCTAACAGAACCGAGGTGAACAGTTTCTTGGCACTCGGCGGTGTTAACGGCCTAGCTAGAGGGAAGCAGGGAGAACAGATGAGCAAGGGACAGATGCCAACCCAGTATGTCCCTGGTTTCTCTGGTTTGTTCAAATATTTCGTGCTGAACAAGCTACCCGAGGAGGTTGTCATTCCGCGATCGAATTAATGGGGGGTATCTAACACAGGCCCGGGTGTATGTGTCGGCTCGTCGAAGGAGCTGCCACTACGTCAAGACGCCCGTTTGGTCATGCCTGTGGTGGACCCATCCCGTAAATTCGGTTGTGAGAATGGCAAGAGGATGATGTACCGATGCTGGGTACCCGGGGTTGATGGGTTATGGGCGGCTGGTGTACATGCCAACTGCTTGCATAACGAGGTTGCCGCGCTGAAGATGCGCACTCTAGGGCCTACACCTGTGGAACCTGACAATCCTAACTTCGCCAAACCTTTTAAGAAATTGGGGATTTTTCTTCGGAAGTTACAGATTGAAAGGATGACCTTAGAGGGGGTAGTCGCAACTTACACAGGAAGGTTGCGACGTCGATACCAGGAAGCACTGGAATCACTGGATGTGGAGCCCGAATTGACCAAGTACGATAAGGTCCTTTCTGCGTTCCTACAGGCTGAAAAGTTCAATCCTTTGCAGAAGCGAAGTAAGCCTCGAATGATCATGTGTCGTTCGCCAAGATTCAACTTAGTGTTAGCCTCATACCTGAAGCCGATAGAGCATGCACTCTGGAAGCGCTGGAAATTCGGTATGGGGGGTGTCACGCCAACGCGCGTTGTAGGCAAGGGCCTAAACGGATTCTCAAGAGCGAGGATTCTGGAGGAGAAGATGGGGTCTGTGGGAGATTGCGTGGTC